CCTTGAGTGTAGCCCCTGGGCCGGTGCGAGCCATAAACGGCGGGTCGAAAGCCACGCATCGCAAGGTGTTCGACTTCAACGGTAGGTGGCACACATCGGCGGCGATCACCCCGGGCTTCCTGGGAGTCAGGTCGAAGCATAATGGTGGCCGGGAGAGAGGGGGCCTATAGAAGCACCCGGACCCATAGGTCACGTCTGCCTGGACCGGCCCGGTGTGCAGGTCTATGATGTTGCGCAGGATTTCGTGTTGGTCGAAAGAGATAGACTTAATCACCTCTGATTGCCCTCACGACTCCCTCAGCTATGCTCTTACCTATGCCGTCGATCTGCATCCACTTGAACCTATCAGCCGTGACCATGTTCTGTACGGTGCCGAAGAACTCAGCCACTGGCCCGCTTCTTGTCCAGCCAATACCGGGAAGCTCCTTCGCTACCCGGCGCACCAGGCTAGGCTTGGTTAGAGACATGGTGGGGCGGGGCTCGTAGAACTCAAGATGGCTCCTGTGCTTGTCCCAGCCCTTGTCCCACCAGTGATGTAGGTGGTTAATAAGGTAAGCGGTACGTTGCGGTGTGGTGGTCTGCCGAACCACGATCCCGGCCATGATCTCCAAGGTGTTGAGGAAGCTGTCAAGGGCCAGTTCAGAAATCCCTAAAGACCTCCATATCCCAGACTGCTTGATCTCCACCTGCCCTTGGTGAGCCCTAGCCATACCCTCAACGATCAGGTAGACCGTGTTGAAGGACGATAGAAGGCCGGGTAGTTGGTGGCCGGAGAGACGACCTGATTCCATGGAGCCAACTAAGTCGGGTAGGGTCTTACGCTCGACGCCCACCATAACTGGTATATCGTCCATACCCTTACCGACGAAGCTGGCATCCCCGAATTGCAACCTCCCCAGCTTGGCACTGCCAGGCGGGAAGTATTGCAGCAGCTCGATGCTGCCGGTGCGGTCGTCAAGGATAATCACATCCCAGCCTTTACATGTTTGTAAAGCCGCCGCATGTAGTCAGCGGCTACGGTTGGAATCCACAGCCGCTTCTTACCATCGACCGTGACAAACTTGCCGACGACATTACCTTTCTTGTCGCTGGCGATCTGGTACTGGCGGTCGGCGGGGTCACGGTCTCCGTAGACCTTTCTACGGGCGAGCTTGGCCTTCTTACCGTTCATGCCCGACCCCCCTCCAGGTCCACAACCACACCGGCGGTACTTATCCCGGTAAGGAGTAGCCCGGACAGGTACTGCCTAACAATCGTCAGCACCTTCTCAGACGCCAGCATGTACTCGTCATCATCCAGGGCCATGATCTGGTCGATGGTATAGTTGATCGTCTCCATGGCCTCAAGGTCCAGGTCAGAAATGATGATAGGCATCACTCCCCCTCCGGACCATGCACCAGGTTAATCAACTGCGGGAAGGAGGCTATGCTGGACGGCAGCTTGGCGCCTTCAAGGGCTCGCTTATGACGGCAATCAACAATCGTAAGGTCATCCTTAGTCAGCGCCACTACCATCTGCACCAGGGCCATGGTCCCGCTAAACCCGGCGAAGACCTTGTTGCCGGTGCGGTTGTCGCCCACCCACTCGTCCTTCACATGGTGGTTGAGGATTATGTTCTTGTCGGGATGCTCTAGGGCGTCCCGAATGAGCTTGCGGTACTCCCCGTTCGGTTCGGCGTAGCGGTTCTGCGGCCAGACCTTGTCGAGCTTGCCGAAGAACGACAGGCGGCAGGCCTCCCACCACTCAGTCGCAGTATCGACCATGATCGTCTTGATGGTGGGGTCTGCGAGGGCGGCGTAGTAGGCCTCCTTTGCCTTGATCCAGGTCCGCTTGTAGTCCTCCAGGGTTACGTCCTTCTCCAGCAGCATGGAGGTCGGGACATCGAGGGGCAGGTGCCATATCTTCCTGCCAGCAAAGTTACTGATAGGACCCTCGGTGCCGTAGTCGTAGTCGAGCATGGCAAGAGGCCCCAGTTCGGTAGCTGTCAGCCCGAGTGTGGTCTTGCCCGACTTCACAGGGCCAACCACGGCTACGATCAGACGCCGCGGCCTGGTAAACTTGGGCTGGCTGAAGTATTGTTCGAGGGTGCTCATGCGCGACTCCTCATATATTCGGCGTGGTTCATTATCATCTCCCAATTCTCAGCGATTTCGTGAGGTTGGTAGATTATGAGCCACGGTTTGTAAAGTGGGCCGGAACCTTTGTAGTCCCCCATCAGGTGCAGGATATGGAACATCACCCGGTCGATATTCAGTGCCATACAGTAGGCTTTGGCCTGGACCATGTAGCTCCAGTTATCGACCGGGCTGTTCTTCGCAGACTTCCAGGTACACTTGGCTTCTTGCAGTACCCACGGGGCGTTGGAGACGTCAAGCCCATCAGGTGTCAGGTGGATACCGCCGCACTCAAGCTCTCCAGTCTGATACCAACTGAGCTTTCTCCCCATGAGCTTTGCTAGCGCAACACTCAGAGTCTCCTCCCAGTGGGTGAATATTACCTCCTCCCAAACGAACCCGGCGTTCATGGTGGGCTGGCGTGCCCAAGTGTTGGCCTCGTTCTTCTTGTTCAGGCCAGACACCACCATGAGGTCCTTGATTACATCCGTCAGGTGGAGGCCAGGACTACGTGGGTTATTACCCGTGCCCAGTATGGGCATTTCGATTTCGAGTAGCCTGGCTTCCATAGTTATTTACCCACGATGTCGTACAGGGCTTGATAGATTCGGAGTGCCCTTTGAGACTCAGCCCTGGCAGCGGCGGCCAGCTCTTCAAAGGTCTTCGCCTCGCCGAGTTTACGGGCGTCGTACTCCGAAAGCTCCTCCACCATTTTCATCAGTGGGGCGACGATGGTATCGACGGTGACTTCGACAGTCTTCTTCTTTCCGAATAAGCGCATCAGTCCCCCTTACTTCTTGGAAATGACGCCGCCGTCAAATCCCCACAGGCCCTCTCCGGCGCCAGCAGTCAGGAATTTGTCATCGGCCACGAGCAGGTTGATCATCCCGTCCCGCATCGGGTGGGCCAGGAGTACCGGATCACCGAAGATCAGGGAGGGGAGGTCGGCTTTCTTGACCTTGCCGCCCTTGGCCTTGGCGATGAAGCCCTGGATGGCCGTCTGCGTGAACACGTTGAGTTCGCCGTTCGTGGCAGCCGCCGCGGGGGTAGCCGTCTCGCCGGGGAGGTTCACAATCTCGGTGATCACCAGGATTTCAAAGGACTTCTCTTTGCCCTCTGCATCCTTCAGACCTTCCCGCTTGATAGCGGTGCGGACGAACCGGGCCTCCAGGCCGACCAGTACGCCGACATCCTCACTCACCTTGTCCAGCATCTCTTCGGGGAATCCCGCAGCGTGCATGGACTTGAACAGGTAGGCAGCGTTGGTGCTGGCGTGTAGCATCCGGCGCTTGCCGATGGCGATGAAATGCTTTCCATCCGGGGCGGGCGTCCAGTCTTCGGCCTTGCCCACGCCGAAGTATTGGGTAACGGGCTTATCGACACCCTCACCCACCAGGTCCAGCTTCAGGCAGGGTACTGCTTTGGGCTGCTTGCCGTTGTAGTCGTAAGACACACAGCCAGCGGCCACCACTTTGGCGATGTCATCATTCGGCCAAAGGCCAGTCGATTCATCGTACTCTTTGGGATTGAACATGCCCATAAAAGTAAATCCTCCGTACTACTGTTAGGGTTAGTAGATTCCTTTAGCTTTAGCCAGTCGTTCTGGCATCGTTACTATGACGCCATCAACATCATGGACTATTGCTATTTGTTCTCGCGGTAACCATACTTCAGCTCCATTTGCCCTTAGACAAATGGCAACGTCGGAGCTGAGTACAATTTCCCCCGGGATATCAACGTCACGAGACATATTAATACTCTCCATGGCTGGGATATGGAGCCGGAAGCGTGGGGCATTTCCTTATGGCAGAGGTGAACCATTTGGGTGCTAAGTGCCCGTAGTTAGACCATAACCAGCCGAAATGGTCGTCAACGATCAGCGTCTCGCAGCAGTCATCCTCCGCCCGTACTCCCCGCCCGGCCGACTGGATCAGCGTTTGCCATGCCGTGTAGAACGGTAGGTCGGGGTCTTGCCTTTGCCGCTCCTTCTGGATAGCCGACCGGCTGTCTGGGAAGGGGACCTTGGCAATGATCTGCCACCGGCACTGGTCGTAAGGGAAATCCCAGCCGGTAGTCATGCTTGGGGATACCAAGAAGGCGGGAGCCTTGCGCCGTTTGAAGGTTGCGACCTTCATAGCAGCGTCATCCTTCCCATGCACGATAGCGTAGCGCCCGTACTTTGACTCGTCGACGATCCGCCAGGCCCGGTCATAGGATACCGAGTGAATGATGCCCTTTCTTGTCAGCCGCGGCCCGATGATCTGGTCTATGCGCGACAGCCACAGCATCTCGTCTCCGTGGATCATCTTGCGATCAACTCGGGTGGTCGGAATCCACATCACCGGGCGGCGCCGCACAGGAAACGGGCTTTGGTATTCCTTCAAGTCGTAGGTATTCACCCCTAGCATCCGGGCCGTATGTGTGGTAACGGTGGCACTGGTGAGCTGCACGAACGGCATACCCATGAACAGGCTTGACTCGGCGTACCGGATAAGGCAGGACGGGTTGATAATGTACTTCTCCTTCACCTTGTCCACGACTAGAGGGGAAGCCGAGATACGCACCAGGGCCTCCAGGGTGCGCCTCACCTTGGACAACTTCTTGAGCCTGCCCAGGTTAAGGTCGATGTTCAACAGGCCCAGCTCGGTCATGGAGACAACCCTCTGCAAGTATGTCTTTGCCCAGTCGCCCCAGTCCCGGGGCGGTCTTACTTCCTCCTCCATTGCCACACCTATGAGCCCGAGGTCGATTTCCACTGCCAGGTAGTTGTTCAGGTGATCCGGAGCGGCGTGCGCCTCGTCCATGATCAGGGTTTGGCGCCCCTCCCGAATAAAGTCCCCAGCAGTTAGCCACATGGCGTAATTGGTGACAACGTAGCGAGATTGTTTGGCTGTACGCAGAGCATCGAAGTAAACGCAGCCTCCGGTCTTGAATCGACAATCTACCCCGTAATGGCACAGGCCATCTTCACAGGTTGGGCCGTCACCACGAACGCACCTGTAGTTGCCGCGCCCTTTCAGTTCGACGAGGCCTATGGTAGAGAAGTCATTCACCAGTTGGTCTTGCAGACCCCTGGTGCTGGTGAGAATGACAGTCGGCTCGCACTTCTGCATTGCTCCAGCCATGTAGATTAGGGACTTACCCACCCCAGTCGGGATTATCTGAACTATGTGGCGATCTTGGCAGGCCAGGAAGTCTTGCACTGCCTGCTCCTGCCCAGGTCTCCAGCTTCCGAACTTGTGGGGTAGACCCATTTCCGCTGGGGTCTTCATTACGACCGGAGGCTCCGCTCCCCAGTTGGCTTTACCTTGATGCCTGCCAGGTTGTCCTTCACGTAGCAGACCGTGACGACGTAGACCATCCCGCCCTCGTCAACGCACTTCAGGAAGACGGTGAAGGTCTTAGCCTTTACCTGGTCCGCTGTAGCGAGCGCCGTCCCTTCCAGGACCTTCAGGTCGTGGCCCATGGCCTTGATAAGTTCCTGGAATCTACCCACAGCGGCAGCGTCCAGGTCGGCCTTGCACAGGGTAGACCCCTCCACGCCGTCCAGTGATTTGGCGTAAGCAAGGGCCTCCGCAGCATAAGCGCGACTCCCAGTGGCATATGCCTGGGTGCTGATACCGGCCACGCAAACCATGGCCGCAGCAATCAAAATTACGGTGAATCTGCCCATCTTTCCCTCCTAGTGAAGGCTGTACCCGTAGGCTTTCGGGTTGGCGCACACCATACTGCGCCGTCTGTGCCAGGCTTCCATGCAGCTAGCCAGCATCTCGCAAATGTCCTCCATCTCCTGGGTGTCGTAAAGAACCGTGTCGAAGTTAATGGCAATGTCGATCCCCAGCTCTTCGCACTCCAGTTTGCACTCCTCCTGAGCCACTGTGCTACCTCCTGATTATTAAAGGGTCTTGCATAAGCGCATGAGCCAACTCCCGAGCCAACTCTTAAATTACCCCTACGTGGTTATCACGCTTTATTGGGTAAATCTCAGAGGCGGGCTTGAAGCCCAGTCAGAAATTGTTCAGCGATTACAGCCGGATAGATATGGTTGGCGTATATGAGGAATGTCTTCCTAATCCATGTGTCGCCCGTTCGAGTCGGGCCGGGGGCGCCAACCATGCAGGTTTTAGAGATGTGATCCATCTTATGAGCCAACTCCTGAGCCAAGTATGAAGCCAGGTGTGTTTTTAGGTTGGCTGATCCTGGCAAGCACAACCATCGGTCAGGCAGGTGCGCCGGGGCATTGCGATGGCCACTATCCCGGCGCTGCCACCACGTTACCTGCCGCCTATCCGCTTTCGACATCGCAACCGATAATCTAAGTGTATCATTTGGCAGGTTGTTCTTGAACCCCTCCGCCAAAATCACGAGTCATCCAAAGCACTTAAAGCACTTTCGGCACGGCCCAGGCTTTGCAGGTAAATGTCGGTCGTGCTGACGTTCTCATGCCCGAGCACGCTTTGGATCGCCGTCGTCGGCACACCCGCCTCTGCCATGGCACTCGCAGCGTAGTGGCGCAGTGCGTGGTAGGTGAACTCCTGGACGCCTGCCCTCCTGCACAGGGTCTTCAGGAACTTGTCCCGGTAGATGTAACGCCAAGTCTCCGGGTCGTCGGGGTAGGCAGCCTGCTGTGCCCGGTTCGTGAATACCCAGGGAGTGCCGCCATGCCTACAGAACGTGTTCTGCAAGGCCAGGGCATCGAACACCCGTTGCGTCATCACCACAGTCCTAGCCCTGCGGTTGCCGCCCTTCTTCTTCCGGGTCCACAGCCGCAGCCGCCGATTCTGAAAGTCAACGTCCTCCCACCGCATACCGTTGACCTCGCCCACGCGTGCCGCTGTGAAACAAATCACGGTGAGGTAGGCCCGGTCGGTTGGGTCAGCCAGCGCCAGCACCTTGTCGATTGCAGCGCGGGGCGGAATGACCTTCGCCGCCCGGCTGGTCGGTAGGAATTTGATGCCGAGACAGGGGTTGTCAGTAAGTACCTTATTACCTATAGCCAAGTTGAAAGCCGACTTTAGAACAATGATATGCCGGTTAGCAACACTGTTGCCCCTGTCAGAAGCAACTTTCAAGATACGAGTGCGCACCATGTCGGTCGTTATTGCAGTGACTGGCAAGTCGTACCACTCGCTGTAGCCCTGCAATATGTTCTTGCAAGTAACGAACCACAGCTTAGTCGAGTAGGCATGGAGGGCTGCCAGTCGCTTCTCAACGATAGTTATCCACGAATCGGAGGCCCCCAGGACCTGGAGCTTTACCCTCTCCTGGGCCTCCGCTACCGTCGCCTCCGCCTTGGTGAGGTATCCGTAGCGCCGGATCGTCCTTCCCTGGTGCTGGAACTTGAAGTACCAGGGCTTCAGCCCGCCGTCGTTCCTCTTCCAGACGCCCATTTAGCACCTCCCTAAAGAACTTGAGGGGACCAAATGACTTGGTCCCCCCATAATGCTGCCAGTTCCTGCGCAGCCAGAACTCCGACACCCCTAAGAGCTTACAAGCCTCGTGCAGGGTGTAAAATGTGTTTGACATTACTCCTCCGTGGTGGGGTCCTCCTCATCCTTGACCTTGGGAGCAAAGTTACGGGCCTGCTTCTCCCGCGGGGAGAGAAGCTGTCCCCAGGTGGGGGCATACTTCCATGACTTGTGCTGCTCCGCCGTGTGCTTCAGCATCTTGTCGATCTCGTTAAGGGGGACGCCGCCGACCTTGGCAATGGCCAGGGCCAGGTCAAGTCGGGGCCGGTGCCTACCCGAGAACACGCGGGACAGATTGCTGAGGCTGGCGCCGGGTATCTCCAGCTTGGCCAGCCTCTCCGCAAGCGAGGTCAGATTAATCACGCGGCCCTTGTAGGTGTAGATGATGTGAGCCATATCGCCTCCTTATCTAGATTATCTCTTCTAGTATAACATAATGGAGGCAATTTGTCAAGTACCTGTCAGACCGTTTCCCTCCTATCGCAGAAGGCGACGGCTGCTATCTTGGTGATTATGCAGTCGGGGCCTACCTTGCAGCCCTTGCAAAATTTGTTATCGAGCGGCACGCAAAGCACCTCCCGCCAATCGTCAGATTTAACTTGACAAACCTCCCCTTCGTCTGATATAATTAGAGAAGGGCGGGCGGGTGGAGCTTGGCCGCTTTCCTTCAACAGCTTTGCCGCCACCCGATCCTCCGCCGCCTTTGTCCTGGCGCCGCCCTTAACGCGCTTCCCGGCTGCCATCGCCATTGTACCTTATCCACGGACATTTGCCGCGCTTGTACTTCATAACCTCCACTGTGTTATCACCACTCACCCGGAAAGCCACGAGATTATTGGAGCGCTCGCACCTGATGAGCGTGAACACTGTTATATAGTTACCACTTAGCCACTCTGAAAGTTCCCTCATAGAGTGCCGTATTGT